CTCAGTGGTGTCAGATGTCACATTTTTCGAGATCGCGTGATCCCATGATAGCCACCCCCCCGACATAGATTTGCCACCCCGCGTATATACATAGCATTCCACACAAACGATTCTTCACTTTTCAACATTCATCATTTTTCACATGTCACTCGTAACTTGTCTCACCCTTTTTTTCATAGTAAAGTGCCATCGAAATATCGGCGAAAAATTTTCTGCAAATTTTTGGAAAAACGTCTTCTGTAACACTTGACATGTCTTCGTCAAGAGGTACACTCTGCTATACTTCTCATAGTTACGTCTACGAAATATTACGAATGTGAGTTAACGAGAATCCCTTGATGGGATTCGGTCTTAACAGCAGGGAGATGACGTAACGTAATATTACGACAGAAGTAAAACTAATCGGGAATACTCTGCGTGAAAATTGATCCTTCTCTGCTTTCCACTGTAGACCAGTTACCGCCAGACCAGCAGAAAGAGATACTGGACTTGCTGACTTCTCTGGAGGAAGCGAAGAAGAGAGAGAAGGCGCGAGAGAGTTTCATTGATTTCGTGAAGTACATGTGGCCTGCATTTATTGAGGGGCGGCATCACAAGATTATGGCAGATGCGTTTGAGCGTATCGCCAAGGGTGAGCTGAAGCGGTTAATAGTGAATATGCCGCCTCGACATACCAAGAGTGAGTTTGCATCGTATTTGCTCCCAGCATGGTTTCTGGGGCAGTACCCTGAAAAGAAGATAATCCAGACGGCGCACACAGCGGAGCTATCCGTTGGCTTTGGCAGGAAAGTGCGTAACTTGGTCGATGATACTGATTTCAAAAAGGTTTTCCCCCAGTTGGCTTTGAGGGCCGACTCCAAAGCGGCTGGGCGATGGAGTACCAACAAGGGTGGTGAGTATTTCGCTATCGGTGTTGGTGGTGCTGTAACAGGTAAGGGCGCTGATCTTCTCATTATTGATGACCCTCATAGTGAGCAAGAAGGACAGAGCATTGACCCCTCTGTGTTCGACAAAACTTATGAATGGTACACATCCGGCCCTCGCCAACGTCTTCAGCCCGGAGGCGCAATAGTTATCGTCATGACACGCTGGCACATGCGTGATCTGACCGGAAAGATTATAAAATCATCGACTCAGCGTGAGGGAGTTGATGAGTGGGAAGTCATTGAGTTTCCAGCCATTATGCCGTCAGGCAATCCTTTGTGGCCTGAGTTCTGGAGCCTGAAGGAGCTGGATGCGCTCAGAAATGAATTGCCGTCCAGCAAATGGAATTCGCAGTATCAGCAAAAACCTACCGCAGAAGAGGGAGCGCTGGTTAAGAAGGAGTGGTGGCAAATCTGGGAAGAGGATTACCCGCCACCGTGTGACTTTGTCATTCAGTCTTGGGATACGGCATTTCTTAAAACCGAAAGGGCTGACTACTCAGCCTGTACCACATGGGGCGTATTCTATGCGCCTGATGACCAAGGTCGAAACAAACCGAATATTATTCTTTTGGATGCGTACAAGGAACGTCTTGAGTTTCCTGAGCTGAAGAAGATAGCTTACGAGATGTACATGGACGCAAAGCCAGATGCTTTTATTGTGGAAGCCAAGGCAGCGGGAACGCCGTTGATCTTTGAGCTAAGAGCAATGGGAATACCTGTTGCTGAATACACCCCAACAAGGGGTAACGACAAGATAGCGCGGGTTAACGCTGTTGCTGACTTGTTCGCATCAGGAGTGGTGTGGTGTCCTGAAACCCGATTTGCCGAAGACGTAGTTGGCGAATTTGCTGCCTTCCCCGCAGGGGAACATGATGACCTAGTAGACTCATCCACTCAGGCACTACTCAGATTCAGGCAGGGCGGCTTTCTCAGTCTGTCATCAGACGAAGAGGAAGAACAGCACATGCCACGCAAGGCAGATTATTATTAGTGGAAGATATTAAAAAAGAAATACGGGACTGGTCTCGTCATGCTTTAGAAGTGCCGAATCCTGACTTTAACAATCTACCACCCTGTCCCTACGCACAGGCCGCATGGCAGGAAGATAAGGTAGAGATTGTCTTCAAGGAAGAGAATTCGTATAAGTTAGTGTTTGATACACTTAAAAACTTTAACGATAACAAGGACTTGGTTATTGTAGTCGATACTTATTTTATTGAACACGAAGATGCTTTCCATAACTATCTGGACAGGATCAACAAGTGTATCTCTGAAAATGTCTTTAAAGACAAAGACTTATGGGTAATGGGATTCCATCCTTATCAAGACGCTAACGAGCTGATTGATGACGGAACCTTTGAGGGAACAACCGAGACCGAATATGCCCTCATATTCGTGCAACGATTATCGAAACTAGAGGAAGCGTCTAACAAGCTGGTTAGTCGCGGTTACTATGACAGATACTTTGAAACCTACGATGTATCTGAAATGTATAAAATCCGTAAAGAATATTACAGGAGACTACAATGCGCGGATCAAAGAAGGCAGGCCCAGTTAAACGAAGAGTAATGCGTGGTGGTGGTATGGCTAAGAAAGCTGGCCCTGTCAAAAAAATGAAAGCTATGCGTGGTGGCGGAGGAATGCGTAGGAATCTACGCGATGAAGAGGCTAGAGTAATTGGCAGACAGGACGATGCAGCCGATGAGTTGCGCCGTGTCAGAGCCAGAAGGCCCAAAGACGCAACCGAGCGCAGAGACAAGAAAGATGAGATTAGAAGAGTTTCAGCCAGAGAGCGTGATGCTCGTGATGAAATGGGCAGACTACGCCGCAAGGCAGTAGGGCTGGGCATGAAGACTGGCGGTAAGGCTAAGAAGAAGCAAGGCTACGATGACAGGCTTGATGAGTCTTTAGGAATGCGAAACCGCAAGACTACAGCTAAGAAAAAGCCAGCCGCTAAAAAAGCGGCTCCGAAGAAGGCAGCCAAGAAAGTAGCGAAGAAAAAGACAGGACTGTCTGACAAGATTAATCAGCACAAGCGCATGGCAATGGGTGAGAACGTGTTGACAGGCAAGATGATTAAGAAGAAGAAAGGTGGTCAGACAATGGCAAGCCGCAGAAAAGAAAGCGAAGGCATGGAGAAATCTATGGGTCGCAGAAAGTATGCAGCGGTAGGCACGATGGACAAGGGCCGCAAGAAGCTGGCTACTGGTGGCAGAACCTATGCAACCACTGGTGTAAAGCTGAATATGGGCGAACCTAAAACTAAAACAGTTCAGGCTCGTGGTCGAGGTGCAGCAATCAAGGGTACGAAGTTTAGGGAAAACACTTAGTGGCTGAGGATTTTCAACAAGACCTATGGGGTGAAATCGAGAGTCCAAATATTTCGATTATTTCTCCTAAGCAATTTAAGGTAATCAAGATACCCAAAGGTGTAGCTGCCTCGGTTTATTCTGAGCATCACTATTTTGGTGATAAAGATTTTTTATCTCTTTACAGTTTTGGAGCTATGTATGACGGGGTAGCGTGGGGTGCTATTACTTTTGGTATCCCTAACCCTCATAGTATCAAAGGGTTGTATGACAAGAATAATCAACATGGAGTTGTTGAAATTACGCGACTGGCTTTCAAGAAAGGAAGCCCAAAAAATTCTTGTTCGTATTTAATCTCCAAAAGTATCAATGAGTTAAAAAAATATTATCCTGTAAGATTAGTTATTACTTACGCGGATACCGCTTATAACCATACAGGTTCTATTTATAAAGCTGCAAACTTTGATTATCACGGATTAACTGACCCAAAGACAGACTTTGTCTTTCCTGATGGTCAAATCAGAAAAGTAAAAGGATTTAAGTATTCCGAGGCTGAAGGGTCTTGGGTTCCACGATCACGCAAACATAGATTTGCAAAACAGGTGGCATAGTGGCTATTGAAAAAGCTTTATACACTAACGGCGCTCTGCCGACTGCTGATGAGATTGAAGTAGAGATAGTTAACCCTGATGAGGTGACTATCTCCACTGATGATATGGAAATCAATATGGACTTTGAGGAGCAGATTCCTACAGACCATAATGCCAATCTCGTTGATTTCATGGAGCAGGGCGAGCTAGACAGGCTCGGTAGTGAGCTTGTGAATCTTTATAACGCTGACAAGAACAGTCGTAAGGACTGGGAGACCTCTTACATAAAAGGTCTTGACTTGTTAGGCATGAGGTTTGAAGATAGGACGACTCCTTGGGACGGAGCCTGCGGCGTGTTTCACCCTCTGCTCAGTGAAGCCGTTGTCAGGTTCCAATCTCAAACCATTATGGAGATATTCCCTGCTAGTGGCCCAGCGAAAACGTCTATCGTTGGCGCACTGACAGACGAAAAAGTTAAACAAGCCCAACGTGTTCAGGATTACCTTAACTACATGATGACGGTTAAGATGCCTGAATACCGCACTGAGACAGAAAAACTCTTATTTTCTCTACCCATAGCAGGTTCAGCTTTTAGAAAAGTTTATTTCGACCCCAATCTGGGTCGTGCTTGCAGTATGTTTGTCCCTGCTGAGGACTTTGTGGTGAGCTATGGAGCCGCTGATCTGGAAACAGCCGAGCGAGCTACCCATGTCATGAAGATGGAATCCAACGATGTGCTGAAAATGCAGCAAAGTGGGTTCTATGCCAACGTACAGTTACCTGATCCAGAGCCAGATATCAGCGAAGTAAGCGCTGAATACAATAAATTGACTGGCGATCACCCAAATTATGAGGCAGATCATAGACATACGTTACTTGAGATGATGGTTAACGTGGATTTGGCTGGGTTTGAAGACCTTGATAACGGGGAACCCACGAATATTGGGCTGCCTTACGTCATTACTGTTGACAAGTCATCCAATATTATCCTTTCAATTCGCAGAAACTGGAAAGAAGGGGATGAATTAAAGCTCAAGCGTCAACATTTTGTCCATTATCAGTATTTGCCGGGTCTAGGATTCTACGGATTCGGTCTAGTTCACATGATTGGCGGCCTAACCAAGTCTGCTACCTCGTTATTACGTCAATTAGTTGACGCTGGTACGCTGGCTAACCTTCCGGGCGGCTTAAAAGCGCGAGGATTGCGGATTAAGGGCGATGATTCCCCGATTATGCCGGGAGAATTCCGAGATGTGGACGTTCCGGGCGGTGTTATCCGCGATAACATTGCATTTTTACCGTACAAAGAGCCATCTGCTGTACTTCACCAGATGTTACAGGAGATTGTGGAAGATGGTCGTCGATTTGCCTCTGCTGGTGACGTAAAAGCAGCGGATATTAACGGTGAAGCGCCAGTGGGTACAACCCTAGCGCTCCTTGAGCGCGAGATGAAGGTAATCAGCGCGGTTCAGGCTCGTGTTCATGCGTCCATGAAGGAAGAGTTACAGATTCTGTGCGAGATTGTGGCTGA